ATTAGTGCTGATATTATTGAAGATGATATTCAAGCTGAATTAGCATCTTTTGGACCTGATATTGGTTCATCATTAATGAAAAAATTAGATAATAGTAATTTTTTCTATGTATTAATTAATTCAGGATCTAAGGGTGGTTCAAAAAATATTCAACAGATTATGGGATGTATTGGACAAATTAATGTAGAAGGAACTAGAGTTAAAAAATCTGTTCAAGGAAGATCGTTATCTTATTTCCATAAGGATGATGACACACCAGAAGCTAGAGGTTTCGTTAGTAATAATTACGTGAAAGGGTTAGAAGCATATGAAATGTTTTACCAAACTATAGCTGGTCGTGCTGGTTTAATTGACACTGCTATTAAGTCTGTTACATGGGAAACTCCTATAATAGTTATTGATAATGATAAACCAAAATATATAGAAATTGGTAAATGGATTGATCAACAACTAGATAGTGAAGAAAATAAAGATAAAGTAAAACATTATGAAGATAGAGATATGGAACTTTTAGATACGGATAATATGTTTATTCCAACAACAGATGATAAAGGTACAGTTACTTGGGGTAGTGTAAGTGCTGTAACTAGACATGACCCAGGAAAACAATTGTATAAAATTAAAACTTACGGAGGAAGAGAAGTTATTGTAACAGAAAGTAAGTCTTTACTGGTTTGGGATGATAGTATGAATGGTTTCTATGAAAAACTAACACCCAAGATTAAAGTAGGAGATTATCTACCTGTTAATGAGAATATTTCTAATCCACCTATTAGTATAAAACATATTAAAATGGAAAATTATCTTCCAAAGGATGAATATGTTTATGGTAGTGAATTTAACAAAGCTATTAATTTGATGGAACAAACAATGGAAGGTAGAAATAAAATTCCTTCAGGTTGGTGGGATGAAATGAATGGAAATCAGTTTACATTACCTTATACCAAAAAAGCATCATTACAAAGATGTAAAACACGTTCTAATACTCAAGTGATTAAAGATAATTATATTTACCCATATCATGCCAAAAGAAATGATCATTATATTATGGATAAATTTTTGCTAGATTATGATAATGGTATGTTTATTGGTCTTTTTCTAGCAGAGGGATATTCTGATAGATACAGTGTTAGAATAACAAATTGTAATACCAACATTCAAAACTTTGTTAAAACTTGGTTTGAGAAACACAATCTTAAATATGACATTGAAGATAAAGTAAATAAAATAGGCGGTAGAAGTTACACTATTAGAGCATTTTCAGGTTTATTAGCAGAGTTTTTAGATAAATTTGTAGGTTCAGGAGCTGAAAATAAATTTGTACCCAATGAAGCATATCTAGCTAATGAAGATTTTATTAGAGGTCTTATTAGTGGATATATCTCTGGAGATGGATGTGTTTCTAAAAATTATATTTATGTAGGCTCAGCTTCAAAGAAACTAATAGATGGTATATCATTCTTACTAAACAGATTAGGTATTTTCAGTAAAATGTCTTTATCACAAACTAAGAAAAATAATTTAAACACTGAAAATATTAAACCTTCTTATAGATTATTTATATCATCTAAGTGGGGTAAATTATTTTCTGAAAAAATAGAATTGATTGATGATAAGAAAAATAACAAGTTGAAAAGTTGTACTTGGACAGAAAGTCATAGAAATTTTGAAACTGTAAGAAATGTTGTTAAAGATAAAATTGTTGATATATCATTAGTAGATGTTAAAGAACATCCAAAAGTTTATGACTTAACAATTCCTTCAACATTAAACTTCGGTTTAGCAAATGGACTTCAAGTTAGAGATACAGCCAGAACCGGTTATATTCAAAGAAAACTTATTAAAGCATTAGAAGACTTAAGAATTCAATATGATGGAACTGTACGAGGTTCAAATAATATGGTTGTACAATTTTGTTATGGAGAAAGTGGTATTAATCAATTGACTCAAACACATTTGAAAATAAACCTTATTAATATGAGCAATCAAGATATTGTAGATAAATTATTATTGAACAAGTCTGAATTAAAGAAATTTAAAAAAGACTATAGTAAGGTTAATAAAAAATTATTTGAAGACCTGAAAGAAAAAAGAGATATGTTAAGAATAGCTTCTCAAAGAAGTACTTTAGAATATAAATTATTTGAAGATAAATATTTACTACCAGTTAATCTTTATAGATTAGCTCAGGAATATTCATCAAAGGGTGGAAATAGTAAAATAGATTTAGATCCTGAATATATATTACAATCTTTTGATGATATTATGAATGATTCTAAATTGGCTATCTTCAGTTCAACAAATAAAATTACTAAAGTAAATGAATTGAAACATAAGGAGTTATTTCACATATCATTACTTAACTTTTTAGCACCAAAAATTATTATTTTTGAAATGAAATTAAACAAAAAGATATTTGATGAATTTATTAAAGAAATCAGGCTATTATTTTTAAAATCAATTGTAGAACCAGGTGAGATGGTTGGTATTTTAGCAGCTCAATCAATTGGTGAACCTACCACACAGTTTACATTAGACACTAAACATAGTGCAGGTGCCGGTAGTAAAACTAAGATTACTTCTGGAGTTCAAAGAGTAGAAGAATTATTTCATTATTCTAAAAAAATTTCAACTCCTATTATGAATGTGTATTTTAAAGACTCTATTAAAAATGATAAGGAAAAAATTAATATTATTGCATCTCAATTAAATTATCTAAATCTAAATAAACTTATAGATTTTGCTGAAATTTATTTTGATATGTTTGATGATTCTGAGTATTCTAAACTATTAAACAATGATAATGTAAGTAATCCATTTTTCATAAATAATGTTAAAGCTAGTCTTAAAAGCATGCCTTTTGTATTTAGGTTAAAAATTAACTTAGAAAAAATTCTAGATAGTGAAACAAATTTATTAGATATTAAAACAAAATTTATTAGTTTCTGGTATAATAAATTAAGTAATGTTAAAGCAATCAAGGATAAAGGTTTTAAAGAGTTAGTAAAAGAAGTTAATAAATTAGGTATTTACAGTAATAATTTAGATATCATACATATCAGATTAAGTCTTAATAATTTTAATACCAATATTATTTCTAGATTATTGAATTTTGTACTTAATAATGTTACTCTCAAAGGTGTAGTTAATATTAAAGCAGTTAGCGTTGTAGAAACTATAAATTCATATATAGATAAAGATACTAGTATTAAACGTGAGAAAGAATTTAAATTAGTTACATCTGGTATTAGTTTCAGTGATATTTTAAGACTTAAAGGAGTTGATAATGTAAGAACTAATTGCAATGATGTACATTATATTTATAAAAAATATGGTGTAGAAGCTGCAAGACATTTATTAATCAGCGAACTAATCAATACATTTAACAACAAAATTAATTATACACATATTTCATTGTTAGCAGATCTTATGACTCATCTCGGTCAAATTATATCAATTGATAGAAATGGTATACCCAAGTTAGAAAATGAAGTTATGAGTAAAGCATCCTTTGAAATGACTATGGATCATTTTATTAACGCTGCTCTTTATAATCAAACAGATAGCATACGTTCTGTTTCTAGTAGAATAATGATGGGCAAAACTATTAGAGGCGGTACATCTGCTTTTGATATTCAATTAGATACAAATAAATTAATCAGATCAGAATATACTAGAGATGAAAAAGGTGGGAGAATTGATATCATTCCATTAATGGAAGATATCATTCTTGCTGAAATTATGAATAATGAAGTAAGTTTAGATTTTATAATTCCAAATTAATTTAAAAATATTATTTAATTAAATTATAATTAATTAATATTATTTATTTTAGATTTTAGATCTAAATATTTTTTTTTATATTTCAAATATTTCTGTAAATAAACCCCTCTGGTGTAATTAATACCATTAACAGTTGCATATCTACGATAATCATCAGATACTGCATTAACACAATTGCTTCCTATGTTAGAACCAGCTACACAAACATTTCCATGAAATAAGGACTGTAGTTCAGTATTATTATTTTGATATTTATTCGTGTAATTATTTACTAAAATTTTATAGGCAGCTTGTGTTAAATCAACTTGTGCTTTAGTTCCGATACAATAATGTCTAGAACCCATAGAATGAGCAGGATCATTAATATCAAAACCAGTTTCTTCTAGTAATTCTCTTTCAAAAGCTTCTTTTCCAGACTCACCTGGATTAGGTTCACCGCCTAAATTAACACATTGATTAACGTCTTTATCTATACATATAACATAAGACGTTTTATTATAACCTGCTAATGCAGCTGAACCATTTGAAATACTAAAACCATCTCCCATATATTGACGTAAAACACGTATAACTTCAGTTTTAGCAGCGACTCCATTACGACCTTGGAATGTACCATTATTTTCAAAATTTACTAAATCTACTAATAAGTTTTTTAATATATTCATATAAGGCCTTGTAATATTTTGCCTTACAATTCTATTAATTGTTGTTCTTTTATTTAATTCTATCAACCAAGTTCTATTAACTCCCATTATAGGCTTATCTTGATATAATATAATTGCCTCACTTCTAATATTAGAAACCTTACCATTACTATATGTATTTTGTCTAATATAACAACCTGTACTTGTTAGTTTATTTGCATCTTCAGGAACACTTTCAATATCAGATCTAGCTCCACCTATATTATTAAATTTAAAATTAAACATATATATATATATATAATTATATAATAATTTTATTATATAATTTATATTTTTATAGGTATTTTTCTATATCAATAGGTAATTCTTTAATAGTTAATGAATAAAAATTCTTCATTTTATTAAATACTTTAACATCAATTGGATCATTCATTTTTACGAAAGAAATACTTACACCTTTTTTATCGAAACGTCCACATCTACCAATACGATGCATATATGTTTCTCTATTTGGTGGCAGGTCATAATTAATTACAAGATTAACAGAAGGAATATCAATACCTCTTGCTAGTAAATCTGTTGTTAAAAGTAATCTAGTTTTAGAAGTTCTAAAATCAGTAATAATTTCTTTTCTTTCTTCTTGTGACATATCTCCATGAATTGTAGTAATCGAAAATTTATTTTCTAGTAACTTTTCTTCTAACCATTTTACTTTTCTAATTGTATTACAAAAAATAATTGCTTGACTTGTAGAAATTAGATTATAAATATCTAATAATACATCAAATTTATTATCTTCAGTTTCAACATCATAGTAAAATTGAGAAATCAAATCTACTGCAACTTCTGATTTTTTTAATAATAGTTTAATAGGTTCATACATAACTTTTTTTGATGTATTAAATACATTAAGATTAACAGTAGCACTAATGAAAATATGTTGTGCTCCGTCAGGTACTGACATTACAATATTTTTAAGTTTTTTAATTAATCCATCTGATAACAATTCATCTGCTTCATCTAGAACACATAATTTTAAACTATGAAAGTTAATTTTTTTTTCATCAAGTAAATGGTAAATTCTACCAGTAGTGCCAATTATAAGATTAGATTTAAATAAGTTACTATAGTTAATTCTGTGTCCACCCATACATAACTCCATTTTAATTTTTGTTAATTTCGAAATTTCTTTTGCTACATTATATACTTGTTCTGCAAGTTCACGTGTTGGTAATATAATAAGCCCTTGTAGTTTTTTCCCCTCTTCTATTCTATTTAAAACTCCTAAAAGATAAGTTGCAGTTTTACCAGTTCCTGATTGTGATTGAAGTAAACAATCTTTACCTGTATTAATACTTTCAATTCCTTCAATTTGAATACGGCTTGGATTTTTAAATCCATATAAATAAATTCCTTTTACTAAATTAGCATTAAGATTAAGATCCTCAAATTTTTTTTGTGTTTGTGTTTCCATATAATTTTAATACTATATAATCTTTAAATATTTATAAAAAAACTGATAAAAATATAATAATTATATATATAATAATGGGTTTAGATATATTCACAGATAATATTAATCAACGTGTAGGTAGTTACAGTACAGTACATATTTTAAGACTTGATATGGTTTTTGCTAGTATTTGTTATTTAGATAAATTTCCTGGTTGTAAAAAATCTTCAGAATTATCATCTTTTTTAAAATCATGTACCTACGAAGATAAAACATACACGGAACCTAAATTAATACTCAATAATAATAGATTTTCAAAATATAAAGACTATAATTATGAATTATTAGAAGGTCTTTTTATTTGGGTTGATCATTCAGATTGTGATGGTAGGTTATCATCAGATGATAGTAAAAAAATATTATCAACATTAAAACATATATATACATTCTTAAATAAATGCTATTTTAAAGATGAGAAAAGTACTTTGAAAAATTTTTATCTATATGACATTTTAAAAGATAGTGTTAATAATAATCTAAATATATATTTTGGATAATAATTAGATAATATTTATTTTATATGTAAATAATTTAACGTATATATCTATAATATGAATATTTGTAGTATTTTTATTGATTTTTACGAAAATAAAAAAATTGATAAATGTAAAAAAATTGATATTAGATTACTCTGAGTTTAATATATTATAATGTCAGTTGAAAGTAAAATCACAAAGTTCACAACCAAATACGATGAATTCGAAGCCTCAAGAGTTAATACCACCGATTTAGAAGCAAATGACCGTTCTAATGGTCAATTAATTGGATATGTTAGATATCTATCTCCTGATACAGGAGAAGAAATCCATCTTAATGTTCAATGTCCCTTCTTTAAAATGGTAACTTATGGTATTCCTACATTAGGAAAGTATTATGAAGATGATAAAGCCAGGTGCTTTGTAAAAGTCCCCCTGGATTCTAGTGACCCTGCTATCCAAGTATTTATTGAGAAGATGTCTGAACTCGATGAGATACTAGGTAGTGACGATTTTAAAAGTGAGAAGTTTGGAAAAAAGGCAAGTAAATATTCTTATTCTCCAATTGTCCGTGAAGTAGAAGATGACGATGGAAATAAAAAGACTCCTTATATGAAAATTAAATTTAAAACATCCTACCCTGATGGAGAAATGCAAACGCTTTTCTATCCTGTAGATTCTGATGATAATACTATCATGGAAGATGTAGATGGTAGAAATAGAGCTCAAACTCTTGATGTTAAAACAGTAACAGACGTTGCTGAACATCTGCGATACATGAGTGAATTTAGACCAATCATGCGAGCAATTAAAGTATGGGCACATAATCCAAAAACTAAGAACCCCGAATACGGTGTTGTATTTAAAATGGAAAAATGTCAAGTAAGACCTCAAAAAGGAGGTAATACTGCATACAAAAGTTATTACTCTGCAGAAAACGATGCATTCCTTAGTGATAGTGATAATGAAGAACTACCATCAGAAGAAACTAAGTCTACTAAGTCTACTAAAGAAACTAAATCTGTTCCTAAAGTAGAAGACAGTGATAGTGATAGTGATAGTGATAGTGACAGTGAGAGTGATAGTGAAGAAGAAGAACCCGTAAAAAAAACTAAAGGTAAGGGTAAAAGTAAGGGTAAAAGTAAAGGTAAAGGTAAATCTAAGAACGCTTAACTGATACCAAATTATGTTTTATTATTTTAATTAAAATATTATAAGTAAAAACTTATAATATATATATATGAACACTAAAGAACCCTTTTTATTTGAAGATATAATTTTAGATAACATATGTTTTACTAAAATTAAAGAAACAAAGAAAAAGAAAATAATTTATTTAAAATATAAAAATAAATCAAAATTAGACAATTTAGTAATTCAAACTCCTACACTATGGTCTATCAAAAAACCTGTAAAAATAGGAGATAATATATATGACTTGGAAATTCCTTTAATAGGGAAAAGAGAATCTAGAGTTAATTCTTTTATTAATTTTTTAACTGATTTGGATAAATTCATTCTTGAATCAGCTCAAAATAATGCATCTAGTTGGTTTAACAGTTCGAATGAAGCTGTGTATCTGAATAGTATTAGAGAATCTAATGAATGTTCAATTAAAAATGGTTTTATTAAACTAAAAATTATTAAATCAATCGATTTTAAGACAATTTTAAAAAAAAATAATAAATTTAAATTAAAAATAAAAGACATTGTAAATAATAATTGGGTTAAATCAATTCTTCAAATTTTTGCTATTTGGATTAAACCTAATAATCAATTTGGAATTTATTTTAAACCAATAATAATATCTTTTAAAGAGCCGATAAAACAAGAAATTAATTATAGTTTTATTAAAGAAACAGAAGAAGAAGAAGAAGAAGTTATAATTGATACTACTGGTAGTATTAATAATGAAAATAAAAATGAAATCTTTATAAAACATAATGAAATATTAAGTAATCAAAGTGATAATTTAACATCCATTTTAAAACTAGATATGGATTCGTTTGATGATAGATCTGAAAGTGATACATCAGATAATAATCTTGAAGATTTAAAACTAATTAATTTAAAGAACAATTAGTATATGATTTTAATGAATTTGTCTAATGGGAAAATTCAAGATAATATTTTATCTACAATCCAAATATCTTCCCAAGAAAACATACTTTTGACTAATATTGAAAAGTTTTATAAGAATAATAGAAATCAAGCTAAAGATGTTATAAATATAATTAGAGGTCAATCTACAATATCAATGAGATTAATTGATTTTTTTGTAACTAATTATTCAAAAAAATATAGAATTAATTATAAAGTTAAATTAAATAATACAGAAGAAATTTTTAATGTTTATTCTAGTTACAAATCACAATTAAAAGCATATAATAAAAAATATTTTGATCCATTTAGCAGAGGAAATAGAATACCTTTTTTCTTTAATGATGATTGTATAATTACTACAATTGGTCAATTAAATTTCTTCAAATGGTTTTTCAAATATAAAGTTAATACATATATTATTAAATATATGACTAAAATAGAAGAAGATTTGATAGAAACAAAAAATTATTTAAAAAATAAGGTAAAAATTAAAAAATTAAAAAATAAAAACAAAAGTATAGATAAAACACCTAATATATTTACTATACCTAAATTACCAAAAAAAATAAATAAAATACAATTAACATTTGATTAGATTAACTAATTAAAAAAACTGATATGTTTAAAAAAAACGATATATTTATATAATATATTTTTTAGGGTTCTAAAACCCAAAAAAATTGAAAATAATTATAAAAAAATTGATATTAGTACCTTTTAAATATTAGTATATGCCTAAAAAATCAGAAAAAAAACATTACATTGAAAGTGAATCTGAAAATGAATCAGTTTCAGATAACGAATCAGAAATGTCTGATGATGAAGTAGTTAAACCTCAGGTAGTACAAGTTAAGGTAAAGAAAATTACTAAACAAAAATTAACTTATTCTGACGTTAAAGATTCTATTTTAGACCTGAGAACAAAACGTGATCTTCTTATGGAAGAAAACGATGAATACACCAAGTCTATTTTAGCTAATAACAGAGAGATTAAAAGAATTAATAAAGAAATTTCTAAAAAAGATAAAGTTACTGATAAAATTCATATTAAGGATATTAAAGTTGCAAGTAAAGAGAAACGTAAAAGAACAAAACCAAATACGGGAGGAATTTGTGAACCAAGAGAAGTTCCTCAAGTACTTAGAAAATATATAGGTACAGAACTTTTACCAGATAATAATGTGTTAATGAAGCGACATGAAATATGTAAACTATTTCATGCAGCTCTAAATAGAGATAAACAAAAAAATGATAGAAAAATAGTTATTTCTAAAAAGAGTGTAGCAAAAGCTCTTAATGTTAAGAAAGGGACAGTTGTAGAATTTAAGGATCAACCTACCTTCTTAGCATCATTTTACAAATAATTTTTATAAAAATATTTGTTTAAATGCCATATTTAATTTATTATCTAATTTTATTTTTTTAATATATCGACTAATTAAACTATTAGTATATAAATTGTAAGACTCGTCTACTATATCTTTTATGTTAATATTTTTCAGGTCTTTATTTCTTAAAAATAACATTAAATATAGTTTTAAAAGATAATAACAATATACATTAGTCGTATTTTTTATAATCATTCCTTTATCTAGATTAGAGTATTTTATCACTTTGAACCCTTGTATTAAACTAAAATTATATTGTTCATTAAAATTATTATGCAAAAATTCCTTTGTTAAATTTTTTTCTATTAATGATAAATAAACCATATAATAATTTATAGCAAAAAAATCAGTAAAAGCTTCAAATACATAATCATGATTTGTTGTTAAATTTAAATATTCGTTAATATCTTTATATTTTCTATAATACTTATCAATATCAAAATAATGAATTAGTTCATGAATAAAAACTTTAATTCCATCTTCTTTTCTCCATACTATTAACTTTCTTTTCATATTAAGTTTGGTGTAACCGCCATTAACTGCATGAGTATTAAAACAACCGGTAGAAATTTTTCTTAAACTAGATGTAAGGTAAAAATATCCGTTTAAAGTTAAATTATTTCCTATATTTTGCAAATATAATATAATTTGAATTAAACTTTTAATTTTAATACTATCTTTAATTTTGTTTTCAGAAAATATAATTATAAAGTTATTTCCAAAAGTAATTTTATATCTAAAATTCATTTGTTTTATCTTATCTTTTAAATTAGTTATAATATATTTTCCTATTATATTATTATTTAATTGAATATCAAGTTCTTCATCTGATATTTCTAATTTATTAAAACTATAATTAATTTCTAAATTAGATATTTTATTTAATAATTTAAAATATTTTTCTATAATTTCTTCTGTTATATTTATATTTATTAACATATATTAATAATTATAAATTTTTTTTTAGAAATTTAATAAAACCTCTTCTTTTAAAGGATCGTGAATATAGTCTATTACAAATTTAATACTAATATTATGATTTTTTATAAAAATTAATGTCCCATCCCTATTTGGAATCCATCTATTATAAAAAAAGTTGTTATCAAATACATTAATGTTTACATCTAAACCATATAGAAATTGATGAATAGTTATCGGATAATTTACTACCATCATATCCTGATACCAATCTATATTTTGATCTAATTGTAATCTAATAATTATATGACCTTTGTTATTATCGCCTTTATTTGGAAATACTATGTAGGGTGTTTTTAATTCAAAAGTAAAATTTTCTTTAATATTTTTATCATTAATACTTCTAATTAATTTAATTTTTTTCATTTCTTTATTCAAAATATTAGATAAATTTATAGTAAAGTCTAATTCTATATTATTAACGTTATAATCAATATATTTTGGAGGTAAATTAAAAAAATATAAAATATTGTTACTATCGTCTTCTTCTGTTTCAGTAATAATATTATTAGAATTAATTTTTTTATTATTAAAAATATCAAAAATTTGAATAAAATCTAAGTTTTTTAAGAATTCTGATAAATTCCATTTATTTATTGTAATATCAACTAATTCTTTTATTCTGATATTTAAATTTGTTAAATCATCTACCGTTACATTATTCATTGTGATTTTCATTAAAAATTTAATAAAATCATTTTCTTGTTGATTGTTTAATTTTAAATATTCTTCTCGAGTTTTTGGATTTATAAGAATAGTGTAAGCATAATTAATTTGCTGAAATTCTTCAGTTTTAGTTCCATTATTTTTATCAGGATGATACTCCTTTGCTAATTTATAATAAGATTTTTTAATTTCTTTTTCTGTTGCATTAGGAGATAGTCCTAAAATACCATATAATTTCATACTAATTAATTATAGAATGATTTATTTAAACGATTTAAAAATATTTTATTGTATCAATTAATGTCTTTAGAAAAAAATAAACACCTGTTTTGGGATAAAATGCCAGTTAGTAATATAAATAACTCAAATACTGAAATTATAAAGTTAAAAGAAAATAAAACTTATCAAGAATCTCCCATAAAATTACCTGGTAAATTAACTTGGTATAATATAAATCTAGAAAATGATATGTGTCAAGTTGTCGAATTTTTAAATATGAATTATTGTGAAAACAATAGTGAGATTAAATTTGTTTTTACCCCTGAATTATTAAATTGGTTAATTTCATATGATGAGAGAAATAAATTATTATCAATTGGTGTTAAATATAATAATAATTTAGTTGGTTGTATTTTTGGTTTAGTGAGAAATTTAAACTTAAAAGGTAAGGTTATTCTTGGTTCTGAAACAAATTTATTATGTTTAGCAAAAAAAATTAGAAATTTAAATATTGCACCTTTAATGATTCAAGAATTAACAAGAAGAAATAATTATCTATTGAGAATAAATCAATCAATATATACAACAGATTTAAGTTTACCTAACATAATCGGGTCAGTTAACTACCTTTATAGATTTATTAACATTAGGAAAATGTTAGATAATAACTTTATAGAAAAGTGTTTAGAAGATGAATTGGGATTTGGTAAAATTCAAGAATATTATCATTCTAAGTTAAATAAAATAAAAGGTAAAGTAGTTGATATTACTCAAATTAATCAATCACAAATATTAGAATGTTGTAAATTGTTAAATGACAAAATTTCTCAAATGAGTTTAGGTTATTATTTTGATGAAAAACTTTTTAAACATACATTTATAAATCCAGTTACTAAATGTTGGATTATATTAAAAAAAAATAAAGTAACAGATATGATATCTTGTTATTTTCAAAATAGTAGATTAAGTAATGATATAATTGTTAAGAATTGTAATTTATATTTTTATTTTAAAACAAAAAATAGTTTGAAAGCATTAGTGAGTCTAATTGTAGATTATTCAATTAATAATGATATAGATAGAATAAAAGTGTTAAAAATAATGGATTATTATGAATTAGAAAATTTTAATTTTGAAGAAGGTACTGCTAATATTAATTATTATATTTATAATTGGTTTTTGAAAAAAATTAATATTCAGAACATTTCATATTTTGTAATTTAATCTATAAGACGAATAATGTGAGGTACTAAAAATATATAGTTTGTTAATTTTAAAAATGTATAAAATTTAAATTATAAAAATAATAATATTATATCTATATATATATATATATATGTCTAGTTTAAGAAGATTAGAAGAATTATTACGAGAATCACAACAAGCAATAGATAGATACTATGCTAGAAGCGATGCGACACTTAGAAGAGATGCGGCACCTAGAAGAGATGCGGCACTTAGAAGAGATGCGGCACTTAGAAGAGATGCGGCACCTGAACAATACGAAACAAAAGATGCTACAGCTGCTCCTTCAACAGGAAGAGAAGATGCAAATTTAGAGGCTGCAATAGATGCAAGTTTAGAGTCTCATAGTGCTACAAGCACTAGTGATATGGGAGAAGAACCAACTAAAACTCGAA